GGCGGAGGCGGCGGAGGCGGCGGAGGCGGCGGAGGCGGCGGAGGCGGCGGAGGCGGCGGAGGTGGCGGAGGTGGAGCACCGGGATCACCAAGCGGAGCGCCTGCAACTATCGCCGCTGTAAAGGCTAAAGAGGCTGCCGATGCTATTAAGTATTTTGCGGACACAGTTACAGACACTTTCCAAACCGTCGAGGACTCAGGGGCTTTTAATGCTCTAGTTAAATCTTTTATGGGTGGAGCTATAAATTCATTTAATGCCGGTGAGTTTAGAGCTAACGAGGGCGCAGGTTACGGCACGTTATCCCGAGGCGGTGCCTTTGATAGAGATATCGTAGTAAACGTAAGCGCAGGCGTTATAGCTCAGCCTGACGAGTTTGCTACCTTGCTACAAAATACGATCCAAAAAATTAACCGTGACGGAGATCCTTTATTCGTAGCAGGTAATCTATGACCGTCCCTACGATTAACGCGGTTATTAACTTTTCGACGGGTCCGGCTTTTGCTCAATCTATGATCCTAGGCACCGGCATCTTAGGCACTAATATCCTTGCAGACTCTGAGGCTTTAATCGTAGACGTATCTAATCAAGTAGATGGCGTTACTACTATGCGAGGCCGTAACGCTCAGGCGGACGTATTCCAAACAGGTACGCTAACTTTACGTATCGTCGATCAAAATGGAGACTTTAACCCTCAAAATCCTAACGGGCCTTATTACGGCTTACTTACTCCTATGCGTAAGGTACAGATTACGGCTACTTATCAGGGTATCGAGTATCCGATGTTTAGCGGATTTATTACTAGCTATACAACTACTACGCCTAAGATGGCTACAGATGTCGTATATACAACGATTACCGCGGTAGATGCTTTTAGACTTTTCCAAAATAGCCAAGTTTCGACGATTACTCTAGCTGAGGCCGGTGACTTACCCGGCGAGCGCGTAAACGCTATCCTCGACGAGATCGCTTGGCCTCCATCAATGCGCGAGATCCAATACGGCGATACCATCTTTCAGGCGGATCCGGGCAACCCTCGCACCGCTCTTAGCGCTTTACAGACGGCTACCATCTCCGAGTATGGCGCTTTATACATCAATGCCCGAGGATCCGTAGAGCTGCACGATCGCGCCTTTTGTATTGAGTCTCAGGCTTTCCCGGTAACTCGATTTAATGACGATGGCACCGATGTAAATTACTTTAACGCGGTATGGCGTTTAGATGATACTCAGGTTTATAACTCTGCCTCTATTACCAAGATTGGCGGTACGGCTCAACTCGCTCAAGATCAGGACTCTATCGATGAGTACTTTGTGCACTCATATAACCAAACTAATCTAGTCATGGACACAAACGAGGCCGCACTTAATTACGCACGCGCTTACGTGGCAAGTCGTAAAGATACGCGAACGCGTTGCGATGCGGTCGAGCTTGATCTATATATGGACGATTATAACGATGGCATATTAGCCGCACTTACTTTAGATTTTTTTGATCCGGTAGAGGTTACGACTAATCAACCTGGTAATTCGACCCTGCAACAGACTTTACAAGTGTTTGGCGTGGCTCACCGCGTAACGCCTAACTCATGGAAAACGACATTTACAACACTAGAGCCGATTATCGACGGCTTTATATTAGACTCAACACTATATGGAGTACTCGATACCTCCGTATTAGCATACTAAGGAGCAAAAAATGGCAGCTGGTCTAGGTTTTAAGACCTTTACAACCGGTGAGGTATTAACGGCCGGCGATGTAAACGGCTACCTCATGCAGGGGATTAACGTATTCGCAACTACTACGGCTCGTAATGCGGCTATTACCGCACCGGCCGAGGGTCAGTTTGCTTTTACAAAAGATACTAACTCACTATGGTATTACGACGGTGCAGCTTGGGTAGCCTCAGGCGCAACCGGTGATATTGAGGGAGTAACCGCAGGTGTAGGTATTAGCGGCGGAGGTACCTCAGGTACGGTAACTATCACTAACTCAATGGCAACGGCTATAGATGCTAAAGGTGATTTAGTAGCCGGCACGGCAGCCGATACTTTCGCGCGTTTACCTATCGGCACTAATGGTTTTGTATTAACCGCAGACTCCGGCGAGACTACTGGTATGCGATGGGGCGCGGTATCTGCCCCTAGCTCAGGTTTGACGTTTTTAGCATCATCCTCGCCGAGCGCAGCAGCTAGCGTAACTTTTGATAGTGTATTTTCTAACACATACCAAAGTTATTTAGTGGTCGGTGTTTTAACAGGCTCGGCAGATGCAGGTGTGCAAATTCGATTTCGTACAGGTGGTACGGATGACTCTAATACCTCTTACTCATACACAGTTTTATTTAACGACACTTCAAGCGTCAGCGGCACGGGCGGCGCAACAGGTCAGACAAGCGGCAAATTTACGAACTCAGGATCAAGCGGCACTAGCGTATTCTCCTCAACGATACTAAATCCTTTTGCCTCAGCTCCAACGGGTTATATGACTAATCAAGCTCGCTTTATTGGTGGAAGCCAAGCGCGTTGCGATTTTTATGGTGGTTTTAATACAAATACATCATTTGACGGCTTTAAGTTATACCCTGACTCAGGTACTTTTACGGGCACTATTCGCGTCTATGGATTGGCAAACTCATAAAATGACAAACAAAATAGAAATTATTGCACGTCTAAAAAAAGAAAATCCTAAAGCGCATGAAATTGTAAACGGCGAGCAAACCGAAATAACCGGCGCAGATTATGAAGCTCTTATAGATCGATGGGCTACGGCTGAAATCGAAAAATTAGCAGCAGAGCAAAAAGTCGCGACAGACAAGGCAACTGCCGAGGCTAAGTTAGCTGCTATTGGTTTAACGGTAGATGATCTAAAAGCCTTGGGGTTTTAATGCTCACAAGCTATAACGGATACCCTGCCTCTAAAGATCCGGCAGAGATTAAAATAAAGTCCTACGCCGTAAGGGGTACGGACCGTAAGCTAAGGTGCGCCGAGAGTGTTGGGCCTCTCTTGGCCGCCTTCGCTGCGGAGTTTCACGAGCTGATCGAGCCCATCGATGAGGGCACGTTTGACGATTGGGGCTACGCCTTTCGCATGGTACGCGGATCTACTGATCGCCTTTCGTGTCACTCATCCGGCACGGCTATCGATCTCAACGCTACTAAGCACCCGCTCGGTAAAGCCGGTACTTTCCCGGCCGAAAAGATCCCGATGCTACGAGCCTTGGCTAAAAAATACGGGCTTAAGTGGGGCGGCGACTTTAAGAGCAGACCCGACGATATGCACTTTGAGGTAAACGTAACCGCAGAAAAAGCAAAAAAACTAATAACTAAGTTAGGACTAGACAATGAATAAAAAGCAATTAGAGGCCGCCGTTATGTCATATGTACGCGCAGCGCTCGCCTCAGTAGCAGCTCTCTATATGTCAGGTATACAGGATCCAAAAGTATTAGCTAACGCGTTTATCGCCGGCCTCGTAGGTCCGCTAATGAAAGCGGTACAACCTAACGAGAAGCAATACGGCATAGGCTCTAAATGATCCGGGCCCTGATAGGGGCAATAGTGGGGACTATTCTCCTATCGGGGTGCGGTTACGATGGATGGGTTAGATATGAGTGCCAAGAATACGAAAACTGGACAAAGCCTGAGTGCACTCCGCCACAATGCGAGGTTACCGGAGTCTGCACTAAGGATCTTATTACGATCGATGAGTAGAGAAAAGAAAAGGCTAACGCCTGAGGATATACACGCACGTTTGATCTTTTTAATTGGTGCGGTATTAGCTCTTACCTTTTTTGTAATTACAGGCGGTGCCGTATACGCGCTTGTCTTTGTTACTCAGCCCGTCGGAGCTCAAGCGCCTAACGATCGGGACTTTATACAACTCTTACAAACTTTAGCCATATTCTTAACCGGGGCTCTCGGCGGCGTATTAGCCGGTAATGGCTTAAAGTCTAAACCTAAAGAGCAGCCTAAGCCCGACACGCCAAACACGAATACGCTTTGATATCTGACAAAAAGCCCTCATACTGATACTACAAACGCTGAGAGGGCTACTCGGTTAGTAGCTTAATCGGCCTTAACAAAGGGCTAAGTAATG